CAGAAGGTCCGTGGAGTTTGACTGTAATGACACAAGAAGAGGTTGCTAATTGGGAACGTAAAGAACACGACCACGGAGCAGAGAAAGACAACTATTAACTAACTAAACTTTAGCATAAATATATGATAAACATTAAGAGTTTGTCATATGCCAACGCTACTAGAACTAAAACAAGATATATTTGATTATACCGCCCTAAGATTAGGCGAAGGTATAATTGACTTAGAGTTAGACCCTGCTCACTACGAAATTGCATACAAAAATGCATTAGGCACATATAGACAACGCGCCCAAAACGCTACTGAAGAAAGTTATACTTGGGTAGAGTTACAACAGAACGTAAACGAGTACACACTTCCCGCTGAAATTTCACACGTAAGACAAGTATTCAGACGTACAATGGGAAGTACAAATGGTCCGTACAGTTCAAGTTTCGACCCATTTAGTTCAGCAACATTAAATGTATATCTATTAAACTTCACTTATTCTGGTGGACTAGCAACATATGAAATGTACACACAGTACGTGGAATTAGCGGCTAGAATGTTTGGTGCGTACATGAACTACACATACGAACCTGTAACACGTAAGTTACGTTTGATTAGAGACCCAAAAGGCGACGGTGAGGTTGTACTACTTTGGACGTACAATAATAAACCAGAAACAACATTACTACAAGACCATCAAACAAGTCAGTGGATTAGAGAGTACACGTACAGTTCAGCAAAACAAATTATGGGCGAAGCACGCGAGAAGTTTGCTAGTATTAGTGGACCACAAGGCGGAACAGCATTAAACGGTTCTCAACTTAAAGCAGAAGCAACTGCTGAAATGATGCAATTGATTGAAGACTTGAAGAACTTTACAGACGGTTCACAACCGTTAATGTGGGTTATAGGTTAATTATGAAAATAAACGAAATCACAGAAGGTATAAATGAGCACCGCATGGTGTGGAAGTCTACCAAGAAAGGACCTAAGTTAGCATGGCGTTGTACTTCTGGATTTAGAGCAAACCGAACTGTACCCGATGCTAGAGATTGTGGCAAACCATTAGATTTTGCCAAAGCACAGCGTATGAAAGTTACACGCAGACGCACTGGCAAAGCACAAGCACGCAAGACTAAAAAGACCAAAAGGGTAAATCCAATCTCTAAGTTAATTAGAAAGTTAAACAAAAAACATTAGTTCGGTTATATTCAAATAACATATCATATAAATGATGTTTCAAATTAAATGACTGTATTAGTATCAGGCGATAGTTTCTTAGACGATGGTGTTGTAAGTGAGTACGACATGGTAAAGGATGTAAGTTGGCCTAATATCCAATCGGCATTTGAATTCACGCAGTTACCTACGTGGATTAAAGATGAATGCGAAACTGTTTTTAACATCACTCCCAATGCCAACTCATTTTTAAATATATTTGGTCATGATTATATTAATATGGCACGTGCAGGTGCAGGCAATGAGTATATTTCGCATTCTGTTATCGAAACATGCATGCGAAATAATAATATTACAAATGTTTTTGTATTGTGGAGTGGAATGAATCGCATTAGTAATAGGTACGGCGTGAATGTTTCCAAGAGTATAAACCCATCGCTACAATTAAATACAACATTGGGAAATAGCAATTGGATACATACCGGAGGTACGTACGGGTCGCACACCCTTGAGAGCAAAAAAAGTATACTCTATCAATACAACTCGATTCAACACAAGGAATATGACACAAGGTACTTTACCGATATGACCATATTTAATATTGAGACGACAGCAAGTTTTTTAAAACAACGAAATATCAAATACACATTTGGATTTATTTATAACCCACATATTAACTACTCTATAGATTTAAACCCCAATATCATAAACGAAGGAATGTTTAATCATGATTCCAATATGTATCGACAGTATAATTGGGCTAATTACTTAACCACATTTCCGTATAATTGGGGAATAGAGAACAATGTAATGCACGATGATATGTTTCATCTCACCGATGATGGTATGTTGCAGTGGTTTAACCAAATTAAGGACGATATAACATGCATTTGATGATAGATATAGAAACACTTAGTACTGAACAGAACGCTATTATTTTAAATATTGGTGCCATTGGGTTTGACCCATTCTCGGATAACATATACACACAGCATACATTCTATTCTAGAATAGATATAGAATCACAGTCAACACGTCATGAAAGTGAAGAAACACTGAATTGGTGGTCAAAACAACATAAAGATGCACAGGATGAAGCATTTGGTGAGGATAATCGTATCCCATTGAATATTGCGTTAGGTGAATTATCTAAACTAGTTAGGAAATCAAGTAAGGTATGGTCACAGGGTGTTGGCTTTGATATCCCCATTCTAGAAGATGCGTACAAAGATTATGGGTATTCGCACCCATGGAAATTTTGGGATATACTTGATTGTAGAACTATAATTAAAATGAATCCAACGAAAAAATTAAGAAATAGTCACCATGCGTTAGAAGATTGTGTAAATCAGATTGATATCTTACAAGACACGATTAAAAGATTAAAGATTACAAAGATAGGTTAGTAATCCGCGATTAAATCCCCTTGTGGCCAATTCTTAGTATGTTGCAACTCTGTTTCACAATTTAAACACACGGTTTTTAGATTCATAACCATCAGTGGGTTATTATTAATAACATATACATCTAATTGTTCTGGGTACGTTGCTTTGAACCCACACTTCTCACATATCTGTTTCTTTATGTAACCTTTGAAGTTTTTATTTTTTGAGGATGTCTTCCTTTTCGAACACGTACTACATACAGCCCGATAATGAGTGATGCCATCTTTTTTGTAATTAATTGCAATAGGTCTTTCGCCACAACTACAAATTGTCCGTTCTTTTTGTCCTTCTGGTTTTCTTGCCATATCGAAGATACCTTTGTAATGATGAATTTATTTATATGTCTCTGTATACACATTAAATAAAAGTTTACAGTAGTAATATAATACATAAAGTGTTAACAAAGGTTAAAAAGGTACTTCTAAACACCATATTATCACTAAATCAAATAAATAGTTTTAATAATAATTTATAGATTAGGGAGTAAACCATGGCATTAGTATCACCAGGTGTAGAGGTAACAATTGTAGATGAGAGCGCATATCCTGCGGCATCAACAGCAACAGTACCATACATTTTAATAGCAACTGCTGAGAATAAGATTAATGGAGCAGGCACAGGCTCTGCATCCGGAACTTTAGCGAAAGCAATCGGCAACACATATTTAATTTCAAGTCAACGTGAATTAGTTAATACATTTGGAAATCCATTCTTTTATAAGACATCGGGTGGTACACCAATACATGGTTATGAATTGAATGAGTACGGACTTCAAACTGCATATTCAGTTCTTGGAGCGAGTAATAGAGCATATGTTCAACGTGCAGATATTGATTTAGCACAATTAACACCTACGACTGTACGACCAGCAGGAGCATCAGCAGATGGAACTTATTGGTTGGATACAGCAGAAACACAATGGGGCATCTTTGAATGGAATTCAACTACTGAAGCATTCGCAAATAAAGTACCAACAGTTATTACATCAACTGGAGATTTAGTTGGTGGAGTAGCAGGTGGAGCACCGTTATCAAGTGTTGGCGCTATTGGTGATTATGCGGTGGTTGCTGTAAACGCCAACTCACCTGCTTACTACAAAAACCGTAGTAACGCTTGGGTACTAGTTGGTGATAATTCCAATACAGCAGATGCAACGGATTTAGATTGGTATGACAGTCATCCATGTGTAACTAGTGCTACTGAAAGTACATTAACAATCGTTAATGGTTCAACAGTAACGATTAATGGAACAACTACAGGCGCGATTGGTGGAACAACATTATCTGACATTAAAGCAGCAATTAATACAGCATCAATTACAGGTATTACCGCAGACGTAGTGAGTAGTAAATTAGAAATTTACGCTAGTCCTGATGCCGCTAAGGTTGTAGGAAATGAAGTTACTGCATCAGGTTTTGTTATTGGTAGAGAATATGAAGTTAAGACAAATGGAACAACTGATTTTACGTTAATCGGTGCAAACAGCAATTCAGCAGGTGAAACATTTATTGCTACTGGTGTTGGTGTTGGTACAGGTGTTGCATATGATAGGTTAGTTAAAATCACATTGGATAATTCTGGCGCTGGCTTGAATGGAATATATCCTACATTACAACTTAGACAAAGTGCACATACACAGAACCCATCATGGAGAGCAACTGACTTTAGTGGTAGTTCTGTAGGTAGACCAACAGGTTCTATTTGGGTTAAAACTACTAGTGTTAATTTAGGTGCTAGTTTAGTAGTTAAGCGATACAGTATAGTAACAGCGTCGTGGGCATCACAAGCAACACCATTGTATGAAGATGATTCAACTGCCAATAGAGTATTGGACGCTACAGCAGGTGGCAGTACAATATCAGCAGGTGCAACTTACGCAACTTATGATGTAAGTGACAATGACACGGCAACAAGTAAAGTAATGGTACGTAGTGGAACGGGCGCAACTGAAATCACAGGTTCATTAACAACTCCTGTATTTGTTATTGGAGAGGCATTTACAATTAGCGCTAGTGACAAAGGTTCGAATAACATGACCACTCCCGTAACAGTAACGATGACAGGTATCACTGCAACAACATTTGTTTCGGATTTAACAGCAGTTGCTCCTGCGAATGTAACAGCGGCAGTTACAACAACTGGTGCGATTAAAATCACACACACACAAGGTGGAGTAATCGAAGTTAAAGATACAGGTGGTACTCCAATGACAGATGCAGGAATTACTGCAACTTTGGATAATGTACGTGCAGGTAATGACACGAATTTAGTTCTTAGTAATTGGGAAGTTCTTGCTACTAAAACAGGTTTCAGTGCTAATAGTATTGCTCCTGGTCAAGACCCATCTGAAGGTACTAAATGGTACTTCAGTGCAATCGATGAGTACGATTTAATGATTCATGATGGAGCAGGTTGGAAAGGTTATCAAAACGTAACTAATGATGTTCGCGGTTTTGATTTATCAGCAACTAGTCCAAATGGTCCAATTGTTTCAGTATCCGTGCCAACACAACAAAGTGATGAATCCGCATTGGTGCATGGTGATATTTGGATTGATACAAGTGATTTAGAAAATTTCCCATTAATTCACAGATGGCAAACAGTTGATAGTATAGCGCAATGGGTTTCATTGAATACAACAGACCAATCAACTGAGAATGGTGTACTATTTGCAGATGCTAGATGGGCAACAAATGGCACGACAGATGTGATTAGTGATGCTATTCCAACTATCAAGAGTATGCTTACAAGTGATTACTTGGATTTAGATGCACCTGAGAGTAGTTTATACCCAACGGGAACGATTCTTTGGAACACAAGACGTAGTGGTTACACAGTTAAAGAATTTAAATTAAATTACTTCAACGCGTTATCATTTACTGGTTCTTTACCGACGGAAAAGAATGCATGGGTTAATGCTTCTGGTCTTAAAGACAATGGTGAAGCAAACATGGGTAGATTGGCACAGCGTTCTATTGTTGTTAAAGCAATGAAAGCGGCTATTGACACTAATACTGATATTCGTGAAGAGCAACGAGTGTTTAACTTAATGGCAACACCTGGTTACCCTGAGTTAATGGTTAACATGGTAGCACTTAATAACGAACGTAATAATACAGCGTTCATTGTTGGTGATTCACCGCTAAGACTTAAAGAATCAGGTACAGACCTTATTAAGTGGGCAACTAATAATAGTGGCACGGGTATGGCAACGAATGATGGGTTGAATGTTAATGATAATTATCTAGGTGTGTTTTATCCAAGTGGTAAGACAACTGATTTAACTGGTACAGCGATTGTTGTTCCACCAAGTTATGCAATGTTAAGAACTATCATCAGAAGTGATGACCAATCTTACCCTTGGTTAGCACCTGCAGGTACACGTCGTGGTAACATTGATAACCTTAGTGCTATCGGTTACTTAGACGATGAAGGTGAATTTGCACAAACAGCAGTTCGCCAAGGTTCAAGAGATACATTGTATGAAAATAGTGTAAACCCACTAACATTCATTCCTGGAACTGGTCTTGTTAACTATGGTAACAAAACGACTAAATCTGGAACAGCGTTAGATAGAATTAACGTAGCACGATTAGTTTCTTATATTAGAGGTCAAGTTGATTCTCTTGCTAAGATGTTCTTGTTTGAGCCTAATGATAAATTAACTCGCGACGAACTTAAAGGTTCTATTGAGAAGATTATGAATGACCTTATCGCTAAGCGTGGTTTATATGACTACTTGGTAGTATGTGATTCAAGTAATAATACTCCTGGTAGAATTGATAGAAGTGAGTTATATGTTGATATTGCTATCGAGCCTGTTAAGGCAGTTGAGTTTATCTTTATCCCTGTTCGCATCAAGAACACTGGTGAGATTAGCAACGGTTCATAAGACTTAAATAGTTAAGTTAAATAAAAAGCACCCTACGGGGTGCTTTTTTAATGGGAGAACCAATCTGATATTGATGGTTTGTTGATTCTCTAATCTTGAATATCTGTTTCGCTTTTATTTCTCTATTTTTGAACGATTCGAAATCTAATGATTTTTGATTATCATCAGACCCGTTAGAGAAGAACTCACTAATCCCCATAAGTTTATAACATTACTCGGTTCATCAATGCCTTAATGGAAACTAAACATAACACTGACGCATTGTCATCACCACCATTTATAATTTTAGGTGCCATTTCTATAATCATTTCTCTTAGTTTATCGGTCTTGAACATCAGTGTACATATATGCTCATCATTCTTAATTAAGTTATGAACCCAAATATCCGCTTCAGTTGTTGCTAACCCCGATGGTTTACCACGGCATGCAAGTTCGATTGCAATATTACCTGTTCGATGCCATTGGTCACGTTCTGATTTAACTTCTGATTTGGTAGCACCTGAGAATATGTTATCAATGTATTTTTCCCATTGTTGTCCCCATGATAGGTCAATGTCAAATTTTCGTAGTACGTTTATATCTTTGCTTTCGTTTAATGCCATGTTATCTCCTTATTCAAACCAATCTCCTATCACTGGTGCATTAATTCTGTCCTCTGCTATATCAAAATACTTATCGTCTAGTTCAATTCCTATTCCATTTCTGTTTAGATTTTTACACGCTACTAATGTTGAGCCACTACCCATTGTAAAATCAAGTACAAGTTCGCCTTCTTTTGTGTAGGTTTTTATTAGGTATTCCATAAGGGCTACTGGTTTTTGTGTTGGGTGGTATCCTCTCTCCGTTTTTATATCTAATACTGACTTAGGGAAATATAAATCATTCTTATAATACACTGGTTTAAGTGAACCATTGGCTTTGCCTCCTTGCACCTTTCCTCCTTTCATTCTCATTTTCCCCTTTGTCATTTGCGGTATATATGTTCTACCAAAGACACTTATTATTTCGTGTGTTTTCAGTGGTTGGTATTTTGCTAACGCTACATTTGCAGATGTTTTTTTATGCCACACCCAATCATATTTATAGTTTTTAATATTACTCATTCTTAAAGCACTGCTAAAAGGCTCACTACCAAACAACACTATTGCACCATTAGGTTTTATGAGTTTGTTTAGTCTTTCCCACATCAAATCAAAGTCTATCACTGAATCCCATTTACACGCTGTAGTTCCATAAGGAGGGTCTGTAATAATAGCATCTACCTTAACGCCATCAGCAATAAGCCTATCCATGACTTCTAGGCAATCGCCTTTATGTAAGTTAATCATTCAAACCAAGTGTTTATTGATGGTTGGTTTTCTTTTATAATCACCTTATCATCATCATCTAAAACCATATCGTCAGAAGCATTGATTCTTGCTTCTGCAATTTTGAAATAATCTTTATCCATTTCAATACCAATGAAATTAAATCCAGCGATATTTGCTGACATCCCCGATGTTCCACTTCCCATGAACGGGTCTAGTGTGGTTCCACCTTTTGGTGTTACTAACGTTTGTAGGTACAATATTAATTTAATTGGTTTCACGGTTGGGTGATTGTTCTTTGTTGTTTTTATAGTTAGATTGTTATCGAATTTAAAACCACACCCACACCCATAAGTAGATTTTCCTAATGGAATAGATACATCATGAGTTGGACATTTCCTAATAACATTGGACAAACCTTTGTCATGTGTGTTTCTTCCATCTTTGGTCGGAAAGTCGTCCAATCCTAAATTACGTTCATTCTTTGATGTTTTAGCGCAGTAGAAGAATCTTGATGCTCCGCCATTAATCGATGACGCACCACTCTGTTCATCCATAATCTTGATTGGGCAATCTTCGTGACAAATGTAATCATCTACTGTTTCATTTCCATCTTCATCGCCATGCCCAACCATTTCACCTTTTCGGAAAGTTATATTCCCCCATCCTTCGTATTGTTCTGTATTGGAATTTAACTCATGTGGTTTGCTATTACCTTTTACCGTTTTAACGCCAATACATTGGCACTCAGGGTGATGTGACATAATTATGTTAGATGGGAATCTGCCTGATGTTTTTTCTGCGTTTATAGCACATTCCTCTCCTGTGGAATTCATCCTCCACCCATCATGTGAGTGCTTAGATGGGTTAAATCGTGTTGGTTCTGGTGTACCTGCAACTCGACTATCATCGATGTTGATTCCACCTGTGCCATGTTTTAGAACATTGGCAGCAACGGTTTTTTCTGAAATTGGTTTACGTGCCATGACGATTGGTTCATGTGCTGGTTTTAAAGCAGTACCCCAACCTTCCCACTTCCCACCATTCTCGGTTAGTTCAGTTTCGATAGGAGTGTTATCTGACCCTTGTGCTTTCTTATCAAAGAACCCTTTCTGCCAATCTTCTTGTCCGGTTGGTTCATATTCGTCTCCTAGTCTTGCCTTACGAATTGATTTCGGGTCGCTACCACCATAAATTTCTGTTGCTGTTATTGCTTTACCAACGTTTAAACTTTTCGGGAATCCACTTCCAAAATTCCAAGAAATCATATCTCTTATCTCGAATCCAGCATCTTCAACACGTACTGCCATCCTATGATATGTTCTACTTCCACTGAATGACAATAAGTGACCACCTGGTTTTAATACACGTAAACATTCTTCGAATATTTCTTGACTTGGAACGTCATAGTCCCATTTCTTCCCCATGAAACTAAGTCCATACGGTGGGTCAGTCACAATTGAATCGATGCTGTCGTCATCTAATGTTTTTAATACAACTAAACAGTCGTCATTATATAAATCTATCATTTATTTTCCGTTTTACAAAGGTGATGGTTAAAGATTCTTCTCCACACGTAAGAACGTATTACAGCACTTACCGTGAATATTCCCGTAATACCAAGATTATCAAGCATGGTCATTTCAATGTTCCATAATGGAGCAACGATGTAAATCCATATTATTAGAGATACGAAAAATCCGCTTGTGATATTTAGCAATGATTCAGTGAGTGAACCTAATTTTGATTGTTGCATTATATAAAATATGCTAAAAACATATAATTATATACAATGTGATTTTTATTTTATGATGGGGTTGACCTAAATACCCATTTAGGTTTAAAATAATTTATATGAACGGAGAATAAAATGAAACATGAAATTAAAAATAAAATACTCCACTCTGTTAGAACACCATTGTTCAAGAGCAAGGTATTTAAAGATAAGAAAAAGGAATCTAAAAAGAATGGAAATGATAAGGGCTATGATTATAACCCACACCCTTAATATGTTTAATGCCCATATTTATCATAAAATGAATTAATTCTCATCAACTAAATAATATCACTCGTAAGAGTTTTTTAAATAACACAGGAGGTACTGATATAATTATTATGAAATTTGTTTAATAGCCAATAAGGAGGTACTATGAAAAAGTATGATTGGTCAAAAGAAATTAACGGCAATGGTGAAGATATCGTAACGATGTGCTTTATGTGCTTTATTATAATAATGGGTATAGTATCAATGCTTAACTAGACATAGGAAACAACATGTTTTACTCATAAAAAAGGCAACCTTTAACAGTTGCCTTTTTATTGGTTGATTATATATTACTTATTAAAGATTTTATATAAAACAGCAGCGGCTACTAGTCCAACAAGACCTTGAGCACCAAGTTGTGCAACAATACCAGTGATGGTGCCGATAATGTCACCACCAATGAATGGCACTGTGCCACCGAAAATAACCTGTAATACGATTGCGAACGCAATCAATGCTACACCTGCTTCTGTGCCAGATTTAATCCAGCCTACGATATCTTTTAACATATAATTTCTCCTATGTGGTTAAAATATAGTTTAAAGTCATTCCAGACTTGTAGAAAATGGCAACATCGCCAAATTCATCGGTTTATTTAGTTTTTTTGTTAATAAACTCATTTTTTATATTGGTCGTTTTTTATGCTTGTTGAATAGGATAAATAAGATTAAGTATAATTAAGGAGTAAAATATGTCAGTATCATCATTGACTAGAATGACAACACCATTAGCAACAGACCAATCAGGCTCAAGCCAAGGTTTGTTAATGCCAAAGTTAAAGTATAGATTCCGTGTAGTTTTTGAAAACTTCGGCGTATCTACACCAAGAACTGAACTAACAAAACAAGTAATCGACTTTACTAGACCATCAGTAAGTTTTGACCCAATCGACATTGAGATTTATAACTCGCGTGTACGTTTGGCAGGTAAGCATACTTGGGAAGACATTAATGTTAACTTACGTGACGATGCTAGTGGCATGGTTTCTAAATTGGCAGGTGAGCAATTGCAGAAGCAATTAGACTTCATGGAACAAGCAAGTGCAGCATCAGGCGCTGATTACAAATTTACTACACGTGTAGAGATTTTAGACGGTGGTAATGGCGCACATGAGCCAAATGTATTGGAAACTTGGGAAGTATATGGCTGTTATGTTGCTAATGTAAACTACGGTGATTTGAACTACGGCAGTTCAGAACCTGTTACAATTGCAATGACACTACGTTTCGACAATGCAGTACAAACTCCAATTGGTAGTGGTGTAGGTGCAGACGTAGGCAGAAGTATCGGCGACAACGTTTCGTAATAAACCAATATGGGATTTGGTAGTTTCCTAAAATCCTCGCTAAAAGAACAACTGGGTAGTTGGGATGATTTTAGTGGCGGTTTTAAAGAAGGGTTTTTCGGGGATGATTACTTCCGTGACTATAAGCACGGAAGTAAGATATTCGTTGCCGATGGGCATGCCCTCGCCCCCACTAATAAATTCCTATTCCATGTTTACTTCACGTTAAACACTGCGGAAATACCACAATTAAAAAAATCACTTGGTCCCGATGGGTCTAATCGTATAGGTATGCTTGTTAAAACTGTAAAACTCCCTACATTCAATTTTGAAGTAGAGGAAATGAATCAGTACAATCGCAAGCGATATATTCAGAAGAAGATTAATTACAGACCATTGAATATCACCTTCCATGATGATGGAAGTGATACTGTTAGGTCTATGTGGTACAATTATTATAATTATTATTATAGTGACCCTAGTCATGGATATGATGGGAAAGGTTCAAATAACCCAAGTTATAATGCACGTGATATATACGATAACGGTCGTGTAATTAACGATTGGGGTTTCAATGGTTCAGGACCAAACGGATATGAAAAACCAGCATTCTTTACTGATATAAAGGTATATGGCATGAACCGAGGAAACTTTACCTCGTACACATTGATTAATCCAATTATTACTGATTGGGACCACGATACGTTCGATTACAGTGCTGGTAGCGAGGTGATGCAACATACCATGACTATCAATTACGAAACTGTTAAATACGGTCGTGGTAAGGTCGGAGAAGAGGTTAAAGGATTTGGTGAATCATCAATGTATGATACTAGTCCTAGCCCACTGAGAGCAGGGACACGTTCTACATTATTTGGTAGAGGTGGTATTCTTGATGCAGGTGGCAGTATATTGGATGATTTGGCATCCGGCAAAATTTTAGGTGCTATTAGAACGGGTGGTTCATTGAGAAACACACTCAAGGGGTCAAATGTTAGTTCATTAGTTGCTTCTGAATTAGTTAGTGGTGCAATATCATCAGGATTGCGGTACATTTCCAATGGCGGGTCACAATCGAATAGCAGTTCATTCTCGATACCTGGGTTAGGTGGGATTGGTAATTTAGCGTCAAATATTGTGGGTAACATAGGAAACACTGTATCAGGTTTATTTTCTGGAAGTAATTTTGGTTCGTCTGTTAGCGTTGGTAATTCTATATCAAATGTAAGTGCCACATTTGGTGGGGTATCAACTAGTACAAACCAATTAGCACAAAATATGGCACAAGGCGTGAGATTAAATACTAGTGATTATACAGGTATGTTTGCTACTATGCAGGCATCTATGGAACCTGGTATGGCAGTTGTAGAAGGGGAATTGGCAGAATTGGCAAGCAATGTAGGTTCAGGTAATATTCCTAGTATTTCTAATCTTCAAGATAACATCCCGAGTGCATCTAGTTTAAAGCAAATTGCAGATGATGTAACCCCATCATTTCAAAAAGCATCGAAGACATTTTCTCCTATTGCACAGGATATAAATACACAAATGAAAAAACTTATTGATTCTGGTGAGATGAAACTACCTCCCAATACTACAAACACATCATATGGTGGAGTGTTTAGTAATGGGACAAGAATAGGTTAAAAAATGGCAAGTAATCTAAATATTGGTGCGTTTTATAGTGACCGTGATATTGGTATAGGGTCTGAGCAATACAACATTGTAGTCGGGTTTTTTAAAAAAGTGATGGACAATACAACAACTGCGGAAGCATTCGCGGTTGATTTATTTCGTGTTTCTAAAGCCACTGAAGTTCCGATATTGGTATTACTTGAATCATTGAAAGATGTTGATAAAATCGGAGTAAGTGAGTTGATGGCATTTTACTTAAATCAAATTCGTTCACGAAGTGCATTACTTGGGGTGAAAAATATTGTTATCCCTAATCAACAGATTGCTAGAAATATTCTTCCGTAACGCAAATGCCACGATATTCACAAGGTCATTATAAACCTCGTAATCCAACGAAGTATGTTGGTAAAGGTTCCATAATATATAGAAGTTCATGGGAGTTAGCGTTTATGAATTTCTGTGATAATAACGAACATGTTATGGAATGGGCAAGTGAATCTATACGTATCCCGTATAGAAATCCACTATCTGGAAAACAATCCATTTATGTTCCTGATTTTTTAGTAATATATCAGAATAAACATGGTAAGCGAGTCGCTGAATTAATAGAGATTAAGCCAAAAAAACAAAGCATGCTTACAGAGAAGTTAAATAGCAATGAGCGTGCAACAGTTGCAATTAATTATGCCAAATGGGAAGCAGCGATTCATTGGGCAAAACGCAATCATATTGTATTTAGAGTTATAACAGAAGACCAAATATTCAGAAAGTAAAATAATGAATTCATTAAATGTATATACTGTCATCGACTATGATGGGGAGTACAGTACTCAGGTATGGCAATATCTTTATTCATATAAGCAGTACAAAGCATACCCAAACTCAACAAATATTGATATTAAGTTCAATAAGATAGAATTATCAAACTTACCAACGTTGAATAAGTCCGTACTGAGTATTTTACATTTGAGTCTGTCTAGTCTTGATGTTTTGGAAAAGGTAGAACACTTGGATTTTGATTTAATTTTTGTTGATAATATGTGTGAGCATTTATCAGTAGGAAGTGTTGATTTACTTGAACAACTCAGTGTACGAAGCAATATGTATATGATTGTTGGTAGTTTCGTACATCCTGAACATCATCTGTACGATAAATGCATCACAATACCCGAGGATTGGCTAAATTGTCGGGTATGGTATACAAATCCAAAGGCATTCGTTAGTTATTATAATGATAACACCAACACAAAGGTGAATGGGATGATGTATATAGGTGGTGAGTTAAGGTCTTGTAGAAAATTTATAATAGATTTACTATCGGGTGTGCACATCCATGTTATGCAAAACTCATCCGATATAGTAGCCACCAACGATATGATAAATGGAACAGAACTTGACCAATTATTTGTCAACGAGTGTAACGATTTATATGGTGTGGCAGGGGTACACAAGGATAATAAATTCTACAACACAATAAAATTTGGATTGGAGGAATATCCGTTCGGAAGGACTACTATTTCTTATTTGATATTACCTGAATACAATACTTATAAATGTGTATTGTATTCAGAAGCATCATTCATGAATAATGAAATATTCCCAACAGAGAAAATGTGGAAATGTGTAGTAACAAGGACACATTGGATAATGTTTGCTGGAAAGAATTCGTACAAGTTGATGGCTGATTATGGAATACGTAGTATTCTTGAGTTAGTACCTGATGGAATTGGTTTTGACAATATTTCGAATCACGCCGATAGATTTACGAAGCAAACCGAATCTGTTAAATACTTACAAGAACATCCAGAGATATTTGATACCACAGAGGCAAATGATATTTTAGATACAAATTATGCAGAGTTTTTGACTGGGAATAAATTCATGATGCCATTGGTAAATAAATTAGACGAAATATTAGAGAAACATATATGACAAAAAAATTAGAAAGTTTGTTTGAGTTACCCGAAACATCACGTAGACCAAATGAAGAAGAAATAACAACAACATCAGAAGAAATAACAGCAATAGTCGAAATGAGCAATCTTGAAAAGATTGAGAATGCATTAACTGCGGTTCGAGGATTAGAAGCGAGCGACGAAGAAATGGACTCACTTGCTAAGCAAGCAGTTGAGAGTTATAAAGACTTGATGGATTTGGGCATGAATGTGGAACCACGTCATGCTAGTGAGATATTTGGTGTTGCTGAGCGTATGCTTAACAGTGCAATCACAGCAAAGAACGCTAAGGTTAATAAGAAACTCAAAATGATTGATTTACAACTCAAGAAAGCAAAGTTGGATTTGGATAATCCAGAAGGCGGACTAAGTACGTTATCCAACGGTTCATTATTGGACAGAAACGAATTATTGGACAGACTTATTAAAGGAACAGACGAATCCATCATTGATGTAGAAGAAACTGACAAATAGTATAAATACAGATAACATTTAATTACATACGGTAGGAAATTAGTATGAGAACATTACGAGATTATTTAATAGAGTCATCAAGACAATACGAATACCGTATTAAGATTGCTGGTGAATTATCACAAGAACAAATTGAAAAGATGGAGCAAGGATTTGCGGCATTCGATATGGTTAGTTTATCTGAACCAAAAAGAACACCAATTGAACAGAATCCATTGGGATTTGAAGGTATTAAGAACAAAGAAGTTAACATTTTAGATGCTAAATTCAATTACCCTGCAAGTACAGAGCAATTTGTGCAAATTTGCAAAGATGCAGGTATTGCAGGCAATAGTATTATTGTTGTTAATAAAGCATTTGACGATAGCATGGCAGACGAAGAAGCAAATAAAGACAGAACACCAGAAGATGGGTCTTTGTTGGATAGTGACTTACCTGCTGATATACAAGCACAAGTAGATGCTAATAAAGACTACACTACACCGGGTAGCGAAAAGGATGTTATTAAGAACAGAGCAAAGACAGAATTTGAAGTGGCGGGTGGAAAAACTGCAAAAGCAGTAACGACTAATGATTTGCCACAGAATAACACAAGTCCATTTAGTGGTATTAAGTTACCTGAGCGTCCTGAGACAGGAGCAAAGTAATGAACCTGCAGGAAAGTATTAGAAATGACTTAAAATTATTCGAAGAGCAAGTATTTGCTGGTTATATAGCAATGTACAATGGGCAGAAACTTGAAATTGACAAAGAAGATGCGGATGGAATATATGACGCAAAGCAATTAGCAATTGCGCATTTTAAAATACCTAAGTCAAAGCAAGGGTTACTAGCGATTGAACCTGCGTACAACGAGGAAGTTACCGAAGATAACGAAACCTCCGACACATTTACATATAACCGTGATGGTGTTCCTACAGAACACGAAATTACAGAACAAGACAAATACGTAATGAACGTGTTAGAAAAACTGCGCGGATTGTACGCTGACCTCAAAGCAAATGGCGTTGATTTAAAGTCATGGGGAAGTAGTGGCAATTCAATGGAAATGCTTTACAATGATTTATTACAAGAATTAGATAGATACGTAAGGTACTACTTAAAGGTTCCTGGACTAGACGGTGGGGACGCTGATAATTCTCACCCTTACTTAGGATAATATTATGAACTTACAAGAAAGCATTAGAAGCGATTTAAACAAATTAGACGAAGGTCAACAATCAACAGTAGACTCAGTAATGATTAAAAAACTAAACCAAAAATTTCCATGTTGCAATGCAGTTTCTACATCAGAGTGGGACGGTAAAGCGGGTGGTATTTGGTTTAGAGGGTCAGGTGATTGTGAAATAGAGGTTGAGTACGATGGAGAAAAATATAGCATGCCTTTATATGAACCAGAAGTTTTTACTGACACATTTGGAACTAATCCAGAACTAGCAGAGTTCTTAGAATTAAATGGTTGGTTCACTGAACCATATGATAGTGGTACATTAATGGCATATCCGGATTAATATCATGAACCTACAAGAAAGCATTAGAGGCGATTTAAAACTGTTTGAGACAGAAGACAGAGCAGGAATGGTTATCAACTACGATGACCCAAGTAATCCCGAAGTACGTGTTAGTGGCTTTGGTGATATGTTATTGCATCAACTTGAAGCATCTATTCAGGACAAATTAGTGAACCTTGTAGAGCGTGGCAACGAAGGCAATTATGAAACAATTAATTGGGCAATTTATGAGCAAGGAACTTTAAAACATTTCCTCAAAGCACTTCTTGAAATTAACGACGAAATGATATTGGACAAAGAGTAATGAACTTACAAGAAAGCATTAGAAATGATTTAAACAAATTAGACGAAGGGATAAACGTTGACCGTTTTATGGGCAAATACCAGTTAAGAACTCTTGACGATGTCGAAGAATATGTACGTTCATTAGTTGGGGTTGACCAAAACCACGGTAAAACCGAACTGTTAGCAATTGAAATGGGGTTCAATCCACCACACTCAGGAAACTATGTATATTTTAAACAAAAGCGCGAAGGTGATAAAATTATAGTATTTAATACAATAGGTCCAGGATTTTATATTGGTGAGTATGAGAGTGAATTAGACATATCTGAATTTACAATTCATCTTGACGCACCAACAACTAAAGACGAAGTTGACGAAAGATTACGCGAATACCTCGGTTATCTAACTGATGTAAAACAAGTTGCAAAAAAACTTCATAGTGATTACACTGACTTCGAAAGCAAACGCCATTTGCCTCAGGGTTTGTATTAGGATAATAAAATGAAAAAACTAAACGAAGGACCTACAATACAAAAGAACCATAAAGGCAATCATTTAACTAATGCTGATGGAGAAATTGTACAGTCTTTTGGAAAAGACAGAGCAGGATTAAAAGACGCTAGACAAGCAATGTACAAGAATTACAAAGGACTTAATACAAAAAAGCCTGAACCTGAACCACAAGAGCCAGTTGAAGAAGATTCAGCAGTAGACCCACGCATTAATATACACCGTGGTGAACAAGTAATGAAGAACAATTACCGTAAAAATGCAGGTGTTGATATGCCTGCTGATA